ATCAGTTATCATTATGAAATAAACCTATTATAGAAGCCAGCAGCAGTAGAGCCAGTGAGTAAAGATCGCCGACCTCGCGCCCCCTGCCGCCTCCCCTGCCGAGATTTTAGCATCATTTCCTGTTCCTGATCCACGGCCCCTGTTTTAATTAAGGACTTAGGCTTAGGCTTCGCCTTAACGGTAGGCTTAGAAGAAAGAGAAGCGGTAGTCGGTACATCCTTACCAGATGTGTCAATCGTTGTTGGAGCTTTTTTTGCAAGGGTGTCAGCAGTTGCAGTGACAGTGGCGGAAACAGTTTTTGCAGCAGCAGCAGCTTGCCTAGCAGCAGCCTCTTTATTTAAACGCTTTTCATTAGCAATGGCTTTTTCAGTAGCCGCATCTTTAGCCACAGCCTTTTCTTCGGCAGCTATTTTTGCAGCAGCATCAGCTTCTTGTTTTGCAATATCAGCAGCAGATGGGCCAGAAGGCCCTGTTGGTTCAAACTCTCCAATACCAAAAACATTAGTAGAGCCGCCTGTTCCAATTTGCTCTAACTTAGCAGCAGCCTTTTTGATTGGCCTAAATACTGATTTTAATGCTTTCTTGCACATACTAATCTCCTTGGTTGCCAAGCGATAATCACATTAAAGAACAATCAGCAACGCACAATTACATGCGCGCCCATAGTCCTTGCCTACGCCTTGGCCCACTGCGTTTGGAGAATACATCAAAGTCCCTCTTGGCAATGGTAGGTTTAGCTGCCTTCTGATTATTCATCAAGGCCCTCCCCTCCCCTGCTCCAAGAAGTTGATACTGTAGGGCGTCATGTATGTGACTAAACATATTCTTATCAGGCTTATCTGCATATCGCTCACCAGATACTTCCATGCGGCGATACTGATACCCGCCCTCAAAACCTTTAATAAGCTGAGTGCAACGACGATCAACTAAGAAGGCGGGTTTCCCTTCCGCCATCTTGGTAAGCTGTGAAGAAACCGACTCAAGCCGCAAGTCCACGGAATTAGATGGGGCGGGGAATGCTCTAAGGCCAGCACCTCTAAGTATGTGGAAAGGGGTAGACTCGTCGGTTTGCGCCCGAAAGTCACCCGCAGGATCACCATAAATAATAACTTCGGAACACTGAGAAAACCTAGTAGCAATCTGCTCACGAAGAACCTCCGCAAATCTAACGATGCCCATGTCAAACGCAACAACTTCATCTTGAATAAACCACCTTCCGCGAACCTTCTGACCCATAGTAGCCGCAGGGGTTAGTCCAAAGTCCAAGCCAATGTACAAAGGATAGCCAGCAGCAACAGGTATTTCTTCTTTAGCAACGTGTGTATCAGTAACAAACATAGGATAGATTGGCTTTCCGTCTTGAATAGAACCTAACTTGTTCATAACATAAACATCTATCCAACTCTTAGTCTTACCTTGAATAAGATTAGGATAGTAAGAACCCATCATGTTCTTTGTATTCTCGGCAGTCTTGCTAGGCTCATACCTATCAATGTCACCATTCTCATCTTTAACTTCCATCATGCCAGACGGTTGAGTAAAGAAGCACCAGTTGGTTGGCTTTACTAACATCTTGGCTTGCTCTCGCGGTATATGATCTGGAATAGGAACCTCGCCAGACATGATAGGCCACCAGTGATCTTCCTCTGGCGCGTTAGTATCCGCAATAACTCCTGTCCAAGATGGCCCACCTTCTCGCATAGAAGGAAAACGACCAACGCGCATAGTGCAAGCATCCATAATTGACTTGGGTATTTCCCTAGCTTCATTAACCCAAATGCCAGTAAGCTCTAAAGAAAGAAGTTTCTTAACATCCTCAGGTCTATCAAGAGCTAAGAACAAAACCTCAAGATCAATGTCACCCTTTTTAATGTGGTGAGTATAAGGAACCGACCAAGTAAACTTACCCCAATCGCTTTCTGGAAACCAATCAAGCCAAGTCTTAATGGTAGTGGTTCTAAGCTGGGGGTTGGTATTGCGAATGATAGCCCAGCGACTTCTTCTTATTCCGTGCTGGTTCTTATCTTGCGCTAAAGCGCGACGAAAAACCTCAATGCAACAACCAACAGACTTGCCAGAACCGACAGGGCCGCGAATGCCACGAAAGAACGTGTTGTCTTTCATAAAGGTCTTTAGTGTTTCTCCATCTGGCTTGTATTTAAAATCAACCACAATACTGTCTGCCAAACCTCAGCATCTTGTCAACAGTCTCTGGGGCCATGCCATCAATCATCTTGTCGCATTCCCTGTCAGTAGCAAAGTCCAAAGGTACATAAGTTAAATGAACCTTGCGTACCATCTCGCGCAATACAACAAGCTCAGAAGAAGACAGTGTGGATATGAAACTCATGTCCGATATTTCCTTACCTTCTTAGCAATAGCTTTCGGTTGAGCCACAAACTGCTTGCCCTTAGCCTTGCCCTTTCGTTTAGCTGCGGTTGTAGATGCATATTCAGAATCACTAAGAGCAGAAATAGCTTTACTAGGTAAGTACCGTTCACCAGTGTCACTAGATCGCTTGCCCGACTTGGTGCGCCAATCTTGCTTGCCCCAATTTAATAATGACCTCTGAGGCTTCTTCAAGTTCCTACTTCTTTCTGAGCCTTCTTATGAGCCGCAGAGAAAGAAACGCCCTTACGCATAAGCGCCCTCATCATAGACATATGCTTTTTCTTATGATGAACACTATGCTTTTTCAACGTAGTCTCTTGGCCCTTATTTAATAATGTCTTCTTCATGTGTAACCCCCACCAGCAGCCTTATAGCGCTTGGCTAATAACTGAGCCTTACGCCCCGACCACTTGCCAGCAGCAGTACCCTGCACATTCGCAGCCTTGATCCGCTTAAACAAAGACTTCCGCATTGTGGGTTTAGTGTAATTGCCAGCAGCATTAACAGCCATACTAGTACCCGCCAGAACCACTTGAACTAGACTTTACAATCTTTTTCTTTAAAGCAGTCGGTAATGTCTTTTGCTTCTTAGTCATAACTGGCTTCTTCTTGGGAGGACGACCAGCCTTGGTTCCATAAGTTCCCTTACCACTAGGCATTTGCTTTGTTCCTTTTGCTAATTGCTCTGGCCTTCGCTCTTGCGTCAGCCTTAGAAGAGGCACCCCAAACTTGTAAGCTAAGAAGAAGGCGCGTTGGTTTTCCTTTTGCGTCCCTTTCGGGGCCGTTCATGTTTCCCATTCGTGCTAAGAAGCTGGCCCTTCTTGGGTTGTCTCCGCTCTTTACTGGAGCCTTCATTCCCGTTCCCGCTCGGCCCTTGGCGTTCAAGCCCCCCTTTGGGTTCTTGCCCTCTTTCCTTGTCCACGCTGCCGTTGCCATAATGAATCCTTAATACAGATGCTAATACACCAGCCCTCACGTATTGGGTATCAACTTGTTCTTCAACAAAGACCTAGGTGTACGACCTAGCGCAGAACCAATCCCAGCAGCACGACCGCCGCCAACTCTGCGGAGCTTCTTGTTCCCTCTAGCCTTGTCTATGTTATTGTCACGGTTAGCCCCACGCTCAGAATTAAGGCGCTCTCCAGTGGTTGGACTTACCTTTCTGTTAGAACTATCCTTACCAGACTTTCTGTCACGCTCTTCCTTTACAAGCTGAGTCTTGCGCTCCTGAACTTCAGACTTATCTTGCCGTAACTCCTTAGCGTAATCGCCTCTAGTCGTGCGCTCGTACTGGTTCTCGTCACGCTGGAAAACACTTATCTCACCCTTCGCATTCCCCTTCAGCTTACTAATCTTACGAGCAAGCGCACGTAAAATCTTGTCAGCCTGCTTTACCGTCTTTAAATCAGAGTAACTTTCCATGTCTGTCCCCTATCCAACAAAACCCCTAAACCAAAATAATATTTATGGGAAGGTACTTTTTTTAACAATCATGTGTGTGTGGGACTACTAGCTACTTACTATGTACTGGTTTTTGGGCACCCCCTACCTAGCCTAAGTCAATGCTAACTCTAATGTCCCCAGCAACTTGCACTTGGCTACGATCTATTGGCTTGAAGCCAGCTCTATCCAATATATCTTTGCTCGCCTCTAACTGTACGTACTCAGACTTAGCCCCCGTAGCCAAGTTCATGACACGTGCTGCAGCCACAGTAGCATTCATTCCTAACTGCTCGTTCACTCTCTGCATCATGTAAGACTGCACATGCGGGAGCCGTATCGTTTTGCTTGCTGTTACTCTTCCTGATTCACCGTTTGCATACCCTGCTTCTGTAGCAGCTTCGCGCAATGTGCATCCTGTCGCTACGAGCGTATCAACTAGACTGCTCTGTTTCTTAGTTAATTTACGTTGTTCTAACATCTAAACTCCTGTTAAGAACCCCCCTCACCCTCTCCCCCCATTCCTTAGAGGTTCTATCAGGTGCGAGTCAATCCCTACTAAACTATGTTGCACAAACCTATACCAATGCACAGTCATTCTGCTATTGACGGATTCTACGTTTACTCACCCTAAAGTAGAACATACTAAACACATACTGTAACGCACAACTCCCAGCTTCACATCAGCGTCGTTCCTGTCGCTCTGTTTCACTCCATCATCTCTGCACCTCCAAGTCGTTACTGCGGTCAGCCCCGCACTCGTTTGTTCATTGCAGGCCACCAAAACATTCGCAAGTACCTATTTCCCCTGCTCCTTCGTCGCATTCCTCGCGAGACAAATTGGTACTGGCGAACGTCAAGCAACCAGCAAGCTGGTCGTTTGGAGATCATGCATGAAGTCCTCGTTGCGGGGATGATCCTCGCAACAAGACAACTTGGAGACTAGAGATGACAAAGAAAACAGCACAACCTACACTAGCTGACATGAAACTGGCAGTTATTAAATATCATACACATTCTAATAATAACCCTGACAACAAAGTCGGAGGTCGCATCATCAACGAAAAGTTCCTCATCGGTCTCGGTCGTGATGCTTGCTACACATCAAACAACTCGCTCAACTTCAAGCGTAAGCAAATCGCTGACGCCTTCGCAGATTACGACCAAGCCACCGCAGACGATAACGCTTATGACCAAAATCGGTCAGCTAACTGGCTTGCCACTTTAGAGCCAGAGCTTGACGAACTCCAAGCGCGTCACAACGCAGATAAAGAGGTTTATCACAACCTCACAGGCGGTGAGACTTGGACGCCAACGGCCCCCAAGAACACACCCAAAGTTACCAACCTCAACGTAGCTAAGATCAACGCACTACGGAACAGAGTGGCATAAGCCACCGACACCACAGGGCGGCTTCGGTCGCCCTTCACCACACACAAATGGAGAACGGTGATGAACAAATATGATTGGCTGGACGTTGCTATCAGCGGCGTTTGTATAACTGTAGTGTTGGGCGGCGTGTTAATCACGATGCTCATTCAATGACACGAATCAATAAACCAATGGAGAATAAAATGAGTGACGATCTAATCAAACTACTGACTCAAGCAATTAATAATATGATTGCCGAAGAGCTTAAACAGCAACTAGCTGATCTAAAGTCAGACATGGAGAATGAAGATACAGCTTTAACAACAGCGCAAGGTGAAGAAGTTGATAGTATGATTCGCAATGTGATCAATAGCGAATTAGAGATAGAAGTTCGTTCAATTTAACATACTAAAGTGGGTGTCTCACAGACACTAGTGGGTGTCTCACAGACACTCACTCACACTAATTCAAATGGAGAATCAAATGCTAGACCTAATGAATACAAACGACTGGGACTTTGGCGTAGACATGGAGCCATGCTTAGATATGCGTGGCAATGAGATACCTAAAATGCGTAACTTAATACGCACAGACACAGGTGAATCACTTGGTACTCATAAGTCTAAGTACAAACTTATTACTCATAGTGATGCAATCAATTCAATCATGGACTCAGTTAAAGAAGCTGACATCAGCACAGATTATACTGTTAAGACACACGTTGCAGACAACGGCGCTAAGATGCGACTAGAGATTCTCTTTAATGACATTGCATTAGATGATCCAGATGTAGGTGACTATATTAAGTACCGTGTACAAGCATACAATAGTTATGACGGTAGCTGGGCATTCCAACAATCAGCAGAAGGCTTTCGTCTTTGGTGTAAGAATGGATGCAGCACTGCCGACACTGTAGCTAAAACATGGGCCAAGCATACAACTAACGTAAGTGTAGATAGTTCAGCGCATAAGATTAGTGACGGTCTAGAAATGTTTCTTAATAGCAAGGGAGTATGGGAAGCATACAGAAGTACACCTGTTACTACCGAACAAGCAGAGTCGTTCTTTAAAAAGACTGTATGCAATGTACAACACAAGGCAAGTCATGATAAGTTTAATGACAGACAGTTGCAAAACTTATTAGGTGGATTTAATAATGAGAGAGCACAGTTAGGTAACACCAAGTGGGCTTTGTATAATTGCTTAACATCATGGGCTACACACACAGAAGGTAGTAGCTCACCAGAGAATGCCAAACGCATACGTGAGGCATCAATCATCAAAGCTATGAAACATAAGTCATGGTTAGAGTTAGCGTAAGGAGAACACGCATGTATGAACTTAGTATTCACAACGTAACTAAAATACATCTTAAAGGTGTTAAGTTATTCAAAGGATTTAGTGCAAGAACACTTACTATTACTTCTTTAAATCATCAGGGCGTAGAGTCAAATCATGACGTTAAGTTGTTTGGTGAAGGTCATAGAGACCTAATACCCACAATAGAAGAAGAAGTATCTTACACTTTTAAACATGATGAGGAGGACAGTGATGATACTGAGCCGACAGCAGCTTGAGTACATAGCTGATAACGTAGCGCCAATGTTAAGTTGGCCTACGCACATCAATGAATTGGCTGACAAATTAGAAACAACCAATCCAAAGTTTAATCGTAACAAATTTATCAAACGCGCAGTCAAAGCGTGGGAAGATCAAGCACAGTTGCAGGAGATAGATGATGAAATTAATTTTTGATTTCCCTGATGCTTACAAGAAAGCATTAGAAGATTCGTATGCTAAACAACCAAGCCATTGCGGTACTTGCTATGGTGCTGGTCACACTGAGTTAGAAGTACCAGTTCGTGACTATCAGAATGGTGGTTATATAGATGTAAGGTATGAACCATGCCAAGAATGTGGAGGTGACGGATGAGACCAGATGAAATAGTTTATAAGCTAGAGTTTATAGAAGCTGTCATTCATGACATCTTAGATAATAAAAATGATAGCGATGACATAGATCGTGCTATTGAAGACATCAATGATTTAAAATCTTTAGTAAATCCTAACGATGAATCTTGAGTTCTGGCCTGAGATAGCAGCGCGTCATAAACGTGAGCGTGTTGAGTTACTTTGTTCTGTACTTAATCATTACACCTTATATGAGGCTGCTGTTATTCTTGGCACTAAGCATGAGACATTAAGAACTTATGCAATCAATCATAACATAAGCTACAGAAAGAAAGGATGGCCTAGCAAAGATGGCAGAAGTAATGAACAAGGGAAGAATGAAGGTGCTTATTGCAGCTAAGATTCTACAAAAAAGACGTATAACTATAACAAGCAATGCTATAGCTAAGATAGCTGACATGTCCGTAAGTTCTGTAGCTAATAGATTAAAGCTAATGGAAGGGCATTACATTATCCATACTGGGATCGTTCAAGGCTACAGTTTAGGCAAGGCTAATATCTATCAACTCAATGACAAAGGAGACAAAGCAATAAAGAACTACCTATTGACTGACGCTGCATAAGCGCAGTAATAGGAGGCATGCAAAGTTATTATGAAACACTCAAAGCTAAGTCACAAGAAGCAGAGATTCCTCTTCTTAAAGCATTCATCAAAGCTGGTGTGCCTACGTCTACATACTACAGAACATTAGCTGGCTCTGAACTAAAGCATGTAACTGCTAACAAAGTATGGAACATGATTGAGTTACTAATAAACGGGAGAACTTATAAGCGATCAGATAAGAAGAAACTAACGCCAAGAAAATGAAGCCATATGACAATCTTTTAGATCAATTAATAGCTAGGCGTCATGAGTTACAACTATCACAAAGCGCAATGGATTATAAAGTAGGATGCGCTGATGGATTAGTTGGTAAGTGGGAAAGACAGAAGCGAATACCTAGTGGGTTCATGTTATCATGTTGGGTTGATGCTTTAGATTGTGAATTACAAATCAAACAAAGGTAAGTCAGCTTACTGCGATCACTGCGATAAAGAGTGTAGTTATTATGTAGCTATACTGTCGGGGAAGTATCCCAAAACGCATTGGTTTCTGTGCATGCCTTGCTATGAGGAGGACAGGTGGCAAACAAAAATAAAATCAAAGGAACTTACCATGAGAAATGGTTCGTGGATTGGCTCAAGTCAATCGGCGTTGAAGCCAAGCGCGTCCCCCTTAGTGGAGCCCTTGGAGGAGAGTGGAGCGGAGACATCCACCTTACACTGGACGGACAACGATGGATGGTAGGCGAAGTTAAGTAC